TAAGAGGTTGCTGATGCGCCTAATGTTTCTGAATATTTTCTAGCAATTGCATGATATGCGGTTCCATTATTTGTTAATGTCCATGTATCAGATGTTTCATTCCATAAAATTTCTGTATCTGTTGAAGTTCCACGCTCTACAACAATTCCTGCATCTGTTGTGGGTGTTCCAGTAAATCCGCTATTAAGCTTTACCTTATTGTCTTCAATATTAATCTGTGTGGTATTTACAGAGTTAACAGTTCCAATAACATTTAAGTTTCCGCCAACTTGTAAGTTACCAGTTATTTCTACATTGTCTGGCAAACCAATTGTTACTGCGGCATTGTGTCCACTATTTGGAGAAACTGTAACTTCATTTGCTGTTCCAACAATAGTTGCTACATAGTCACCTGTTGTTTGCGTATCTAATGGTATAACTAAATTTGTATCGCTTGCTGATGTTAAACGACCCTGTTGGTCTACTGTAAATGTTGGTACTTTTGTAATTGATCCGTATGTGCCTGCTGTTACTGCGGTATTATCTAAATCTATTGTTGTTACATTCGTTGCGTCGTCAAATGTTTTTGTTAAGCCAACTCCGCCTTCTACGTAAGACCCAATTGCGTCTGTAATTACTTCTAGAGAGCCAGAAGTAGAAATCCACTCTGTACCATTCCAGAAATACAGAATATTGTTGCCAGTGTTATAGTAAATCTGACCTGATACTGGGCTACTTGGTGCTGCGCCTAAGTTTTGAATTCTAGCATTGAGCAACTCATTTTTGTTGAGGTCAATACTAACTAAAAATTTTCTTGCCATTTTTCTATCTCCTTTTTAGGACAGATATGCTGTCCCTGAAAATGGCTGGGCCATTGTCAATGTTAGTCTACTAGTACTATTATAGTCTATACCTGTTTCCAGTATATCACCTGAGCTTGATTTAACAGATACGTTTGGATGAAAAAGTAAATTGTGGTTTATTACTACTGAATACAGTCCATTTACTGGACCAGTGATCTGACTCATTTCCCAAGAATACATAAAGGATACCTGTTTATCTAAAACAAAGCTCTTCTCTACGCTCCAAGTATTTGAGGTTGGGGATTTTGGCCCCCAAAATCTTGTTGTTAAGGTATCAAAATAAAAATCTCCAGGGACGCCTAGAGAATTTGCTGGATTTCCCTCTCCGCTAATAATTGTTCTTCCAGGGGAACCTGAAGCTCTTACTACTACTAATGGATTATTTTCGGTGACAATTAGGCGGGTTGCCATTATAGGGTTACCGCCCTATTTAATGTTAAATATCCTTCTAGCAATCTTGTTACATTTACACTAGGGTCAACTAAAACTAAATCATAAGCAGATTTTGGATAAAAAAGCTTTTTTGTTCTATCTGCTGAAATAGAAACTGAAAGTTTTCCAAGTGAAGGTGTTATTGTTATTCCATCTATTTCTGAAAGGCTAAAGGCTAATTTTTTTCCACCTTGAGTATCTCTTACTTGCATTTTTGCTGTGTGGTGATTTAATTGTATAGGTTGATTGTCTTCATCGAGATATTGCAACTCAAAAGTAAACGTTGCATTCTCGTCTACTTGAAAATTTTTTTGAGCTGCCATTTTTTACCCCTAAAAAAGAAAATACCCTTACACTATTTTAGCATAAGGGCATTCCCAATTGACTAATAATTATTTAGCCACAAATCCGAATTCTTTGTTGCTTGGGCTTAAGGCCTTTAAAATTACTGGGGCAACTGCTGCTACTCCAGCTGCAATTAAATCCTTTGGATTTGTATTGCCAGTCATATATAGAGCCGTGGCTGCTGCCAGAAATGCTCTTCCGTATGTTCCAATTGCTGCTAGTATCTGCTCTTGCATGGTTACTTTCCCATCTTTATTTAAATCAGCTTTATCAAAGTTTTTGATAGCCATTTTTTATCATCTCCTCGTGGGCGGGGTGCCCATGAATTTTGGGTGTTATCCCAATCCTATAAGTCTACCACTAAGATGAAATATCTACAAGTTCGCAATTTCCGTCTGAGCTGCAAGCCAGGGTTGCATTTGTTGAAGTTCCGTCTTCTGTCTCATAAAATGATAGATCTTCCCAGCGAATATTAATAGGCATTTTTGCTACTAAGGTTTCGTATTCTTCTTTTGAAATTTCTTGATATGGGGCCTGCTTGTATGTATGCTCTGAGTGAGGCAGAAATGAAATACCAGAAACTTCATCAAAGTTTTTATATACCCATGCTCCTACTTCCATCCACTCATCTTCTTTTACAGAAACTGTAATAGAAGGCTTGTGTTCACACCAAGCACGTTGATATACAAGCCAAATGTTTAGGTGATCAATTGCTGTTAAATCATTTCTTACGATTGCACCCTCTGGTGCTTTTACTGGAAATGAAAATACATAAGTTTCATTCGGCTTCATAAAATCATCTTCTACTGGAATACCAACTTCTTTTAAAAATGTTGAGATTGGATCTCCTTTTGAACCACGAACTGTACGAACATAATATGGTGAATGCCAAGGATGCATGCCTGAAGATACTCCAACTAATTGAGATACTGTTCCAGAAGGTTTTACACATGTAATTGCCGCAGATTCAGGAATTCCAATTTTTCCAGACTCTTCTTTGTTTACTTCTCTTGCTTTTTCACGCAATGTCATCAAGAATGCTTCAAGTGCAATTAAGTCTTCTTTACCAGACATAAACTTATGACCAAATTGTCCAGTTAAAGAAACACCCAATAGTCTTTCTTCTTCTGTGTTGTCTTTCCAAATTTTACGAAGGTACTTAAAGTCTGTTAATGTAGACTGCCATGTCCCAAGAATAGTTGCTAGCTCTACCTTACGCTGAATGTCTTTTTTAGTATCGTTTTCACGCAATACGACTTCTGAAAGATTACAGAATTGATATGGGCGCAAAATAATTTCAGAACATGGGTTAGTTCCATAATGAATGTCTGGATCTCTTCGACCAAACTTTGCAGCCTGTGCTTGTGCTGCAGCTACATTATATATACCACGTTCTCCAGATTTAGAATCGTATAGAGATTTCCATTCTGCAATAAACTGTTCCATTTCTGGTTTACGAGAATATGCAACTGAGTTATTAGACAAAGCACGTTGTGGACTCTGCTCCCACCAATTACCAGATTTGGCTTGTGCCATTTCTATATCATTAATATTAGAAAGAGAAATCATTGCAGAGCGTCTAACGCCACCCACAACTACAACTTCTCCAATTTTACACATAATGTCGTGGCACTCAATTGGCTTAAGGTTTCTACCAGTTGCATTCTTAAATTTTGCAATAGTGAAATCAAAAAGATTTACCAAGGGTTGAGGTCCAGATGATCTTCCACCCATTGTCTTGAGTCTTGCTCCTGCTGGTCTAACTTTAGAAACATCTATGGCTGGAATTTGTCCAGACCAAAGTAATGCAAGTAATTCACGATATGCCCTTGCCCATCCTTGTTTTGAATCTTCTACAGTTATTACAGTAGTAGATTTTTCCAAAGATTCTGGAACGGCAGGAAGCTTATTAATATACTTATACTCAACGGAGAATCCAACCCCAGTACCACACATCAAAACATACATTGTTTCGTCAAAAGATCTTGGAGAATCTACTGGCAAAAAAGCGCAGTTATATCCTGCTACATTATCTCTTTCTAGTGCGGCGCCAGATGTCATTACTGCTCTCATTGATGGCATTACATTTCTTTCAAACACAAACTCTTTTAATTCCGCAACTAGCTTTTCATTTGGAATATAATTACAATTTTGTTTTAAATGATTTGTCATAAAAGAAAAATATCTATCTACTGTTTCTCCCCATGTTTCTCTGCGTGATTCTGACTCTACCCATTTAGCATATCTAGATAGTGCAATAAAATTTTCATAAGGATTATCAATAGTATTTTTCATGTTTCGCCTTTTTTCTTCCGATTTACGGATTAATTATTTTGAGTGAGGTATAAGTGTATCAAACTTTTTTCTAAAAGAAAAGAAAAAATATTTTTATTGTTGTTTTTTAGTTAACTGTAATATATAATACTATATATATAATATATATTGATTTGTTTGATTTGCTGACCCCCCGACCCCCCTATGGAATTATACTAAATAGATATTCTTTGTCAAGAAAAAAATTATTTGACATATTCTTGCTTAGAATGGTATGATTATACTTCGCTATCTCTAAAGGAGGAAATGCCAATGGAGAATATAAAGAAAAGCTTAAGCGATATTGTTCATCAATATGCTGCGATTACATTAACAGTAATGTTTTTGTTTTCCAACACAGTTCATGCAACAAATGCACAAGCTTTAATAGTACAACCAAAGACAGAAGTACAACTTAAGAAAGAAACCTTAGAGAAGTACAGCAATACTGTTTATAAGCCTTCACAAATGCTTTCAGACATTGAATTGAAAGAACTACTGGTTGCAGTAGGCTTTGAAGGAAAAGCCCTTAAAACGGCTTGGGCCATTGCTAAGAGTGAGTCTAATGGACGACCACTAGCGTATAATGGTAACAGGAATACTGGAGACAGTTCTTACGGAATTTTTCAGATCAATATGTTGGGTCAACTCGGCGTAGATCGTAAAGAAAAATTTAGCTTAAAGTCAAATGAGTCATTGTTTGACCCAACTAGAAATGCAGAGATAGCGTATTATATGACTGATGGCGGAAACAATTGGTCAGCTTGGAAGGGTTTAACCCCAAGAGCACAGGAATTTTATTTAAAGTTCCCAAACAGTTAGAAAGGAAGTGTAATGAGGATACAGTACGTGTCTACTTACATTAAACTTTCGGAAGAGGGCCTTGTTCCTAAGCTTTTATGCCCACAGGATCAGGGCTCTCTTTTATGTAATGGAGACGGGGAGTCTCTTATATATCTATATTGCCTTGAATGCGATTATAAAAATACTATGGGTATATCTAAGTATGAAAATATAGTAGAATTAGTAGATGAACAAAAAAGAATTTAATTTTGAGTACGACACAGTTTCCGAAACGGATGCTATGGGTAGAGAAATTTGGTGGTTAGATGCAGGAAGACCAGAAGACGGAAACAAATAATTTAGAAGATAACCTGCCTATGGTTAACTACATAATGCTACACAGAATTTATGATTTACTAAGCCTTATTTCAAATAAAATAGTGGGATCTGAAGATACGCAAAAAATGGTATCTTATCATGAAGCAGGATATTTACTCGGCCCAGTTCCATCATTTTCACCAGCAGAAGACATAGATGATATCAAGAACTAATGTCTGGGCTAATGACGAAGACTTTAAAAAATGTTTTAAAGAATTTATGGCTATAGGAAATTTTGACAATTCTATAGAAGACCCGATTAATGAAAGACTTTATGTTTTACAGCAATTTGCAAAAAGACAACAGAGGCTAGATTCTAATTTTGTTGAAATAGGTGTTTATGCTGGAATGTCTATGTATTTCATGGCAGATTATTGCAAAAAAATATTTCTAGGAATAGATTCATTTGAAGGTGTTTCGGAGCCAACCCCAGGAATAGATACTAATTATTTTGTTAAGGGTTCCCTATCCTGTGATATCTCACATGCAAAAAATTATTTAAATAAATTTAATAATGTTAATTTGCTTAAGGGTTGGGTTCCAGATGTTTTTAGTTTACTCCCAGAACTACAATATTCTTTGGTACACATTGACGTTGACCTGTACGCCCCCACAAAACAATCTATAGAGTATTTTTGGGATAGATTGCTGCCTGACGGGGTTTTAATTTGTGACGATTTTGGCTCAATCAACACGGTTGGCGCAAAAAAAGCAATGGTGGATTTTTTTGGAAGAGAAAATATAATTGAATTCAGTCCACAGCAAGCTTTTGTAATTAAGCGTTGACTTAATTCTGATAATATATTATAATTAATATTCAGGTTGAGATTGTAAGATTTCCCTGATTGCATGAAAATGCACAAACCCCCTACGGATCCGCCTCTGTAGGGGGTTTGCATGATATAATATATATTACTATGGCACATCATTTCGCTAACTTTATGAGAAGTCCACAATTCACTCATCCGCAAAAATGTAAGGATGACTGTAAGGTTGAACACGAAAATAAAAATCATCAATCAAAATTTGAAAAAATTTTAAAAAGAATGATGGGTAAATAATGTTTTACGACAGAGAAGATTGTATAAAAGCTTCATTTTTCCCAGATGATTACGGCACACAAAGCGGAGTGTTTATATTTAAAGGATTTTATACAGACGAAGAGTGCAAGACCGTGGAAAACGAGTTAAAAGATTACGATATGAAAGAAAAATATAGAGATACTTTAATCAGCTGGTATTCTAATAAAATTAGCCCCCCACTTGCTTCCATACATCCACTTTGGGAAAAGGCAAGCGAACTTTTGTATCCAGAGTATGTTATGCATCCTCAAGGCAACGTATTAATTATTACTCCAGAAATGAACGAGGGAATGTTTACACACTCTGATTCTCCTGGAAAAGGAGAATGTCACAGACTTTCCCAAGTAGACGTTTGGAAAACTTGTTGTGAATTAGATTTTGGCTTAGTTGCATATTTTGGAGAGTTTGAAGGCGGAGAAATATTTTACGTAAACATAGACAAAGACGGAAACAGATCTGAAGGAGTTCCCGCAGAAAATAATTTAAAAATAAAGCCAGAAAGAGGAGATCTAGTAATTCACGGGGCATTTTCTCCACACGCTCACGGAGTTAATCCAGTCACATCTGGTAGAAGATATGCCTTCTCAAACTTTGTGTTAAAGGCAGAAGATAATCCTGGATCTTTTTATAACTACAAGACCCCAGAGTATTACGAGCAAATTAAAGATAAAGATACTCTTACACTAGAAGAATTTACTGCTATATGGATGAAACCATTAAAAGAAAATCCTCAATTTACAAAAGAAAAAATTAAGAAGTACCAGGCTTCTGGCCTAGAGGGTCCAGAGCTATCTGATGCATATATGGGTGAATTTAAAGAACATTAAACGCCATATAGTGCGAAAAAAAGTGCGTCGGCGAGAAGAACACATTTTAGTCAACTGTAACATATTGTTTCATGTGAAACATATTATCTGAACTGCAGCAACTTCCTGACATACCCCATATAAAGCCTCTAGAGGCTCTCTAAGCCTTTACTAGGCTATTTGCCTACCCAAGGGCGGGGAGGGCCAAAATAACCCTTTACGTGAATATTCTAGAGTTTCCCAGAAGCAAGTAAGACGAGAAATAGACTAAATAGAAACATAGATGCTCTAAATAGGAATAGATATACTTTCCACTTCTTATAGGTCATCTTCGTCCTCTATGTCAAAGATATCTTTTATC